GGCGGTGGGCGTGGGCGTCGGTATCTCGGGCCGTGGCGCGAACCTCGCCGGCATCGACGACCCCATCAAGAGTCGCAAGGACGCGAACTCAGCCGTCTACCGCGACACCGTCTGGGACTGGCTGCGCGATGACTTCCTGACCCGCTTAGAACCCGGCGCGTCGGCCTTCCTCATCATGACCCGCTGGCACCACGACGACCCCGTCGGGCGGCTCGAAAAGAGCGAGGATGCCGATCGCTGGCTGTTTATCAATCTGCCGGCGCTGGCGGGCGAGGAAGACCCGCTCGGGCGCCAGCCGGGCGAGGCGCTGTGCCCCGACCGCTACGACGAGGCCGCGCTGCTGCGCCTGCGCGCGCTGCTCGGGCACTCGTTCGAGTCGCTGTTCCAGGGCAACCCAACGCCGCTCGAAGGCTCCGTGTTCAACGTGAAGGCGTTTCGCCAGTACGACGAGCCCCCCGTGCGGCCGATCATGGTGGTGCAGTCCTGGGACTGCGCGAACAAGGGGCAGCAGTGGAATGACTACTCCATCTGCACCACCTGGGCGGTGACGCGCGACGGCGCCTACCTGCTGCACGTCTACCGCGAGCAGGTGAACTACCCGAGGCTCAAGGAGGCCGCCGTTACGCTCGCGCAGACCTTCCGCCCGAACGCGGTGCTGATCGAGGACAAGGGCGCCGGCCAGCAGTTGATCCAAGAGCTGCGCAGCAACACCAAACTCCCGGTGACGGCGTTCGAGCCTGAGGGCGACAAGATCGTCCGCGCCATGGCCGAGGCGCTCATGGTGCAGGCCGGCCTCGTCCACCTGCCGGCGCGCGCGGCGTGGCTGTCCGACTTCCTGTCTGAGCTGTCGGAGTTCCCGCAGGGCGCCTACGACGATCAGGTCGACAGCGTCTCACAGTTCCTCAAGTGGCTTCGCTCGCAGTCCTTCGCCGTGGCATTCGAGGCGATGGGCGTGCCGCGCGCGGGCGTGGAAGCCTGGGAGGTGGAAGGGGCCGGGAGCGACGGCTTGCGCGCGACGGTCGGGGCAGGATTCGGCCGGCTGCGCTCGGGCAGCGACTACGGAGGTTACTAGACATGGCGACTCGCAAGCGCGACAAGCAGACCCCCACGACCGCGCCGCCGGCCGGCGAGGTGGCGGTGCTCTCGCGGGACGACATCACCGCCGCCTTCGTCAACCCGCTACAGCTCACGCCCGGCGACAAGATCCTCACCCTCAAGCTCCAGGGCGACTACGACAAGTACCGCGAGATCCTGCGCGACGATCAGGTGGCAGCCTGCTTCCAGCAGCGCCGCCGGGCCGTGACCTCGCTTAATCTGGAGGTGACCCCCGCCAGCGAGGACGCCGCCGACGTGGAGGTGGCCGACTTCATTCGCGAGACGCTGGAGGCCGTCGAGTTCGACCGGATCAGCGAGAAAATGCTCTACGGGCTTTTCTACGGCTACGCCGTCGGCGAGTGCATGTGGGCGGTGCGAGAGGGCCGCGTGGTGCTGGCCGACGTGATCGTGCGCAAGCAGTCGCGCTTCGCGTTCGACTTGCAGAAGCAGCTCCGGCTCCGCAACGGCACGCACGACCCGATCTTGATGCCCGATCGCAAGTTTTGGGTATTCCGCGCGGGCGGCGATCACGATGACGATCCCTATGGGCTCGGCCTTGCCCATGAGCTGTATTGGCCGGTGTTCTTCAAGCGAAACGCCGTGAAGTTCTGGCTGATCTACGCCGAGAAGTTCGGCATGCCCACCGCGCTCGCCAAGGTGCCGGCCGGCAAGGCCGAGGATCGGCAATTCATGGCGAACGTGTTGGAGGTGCTCCGCGCGTTGCAGGTCGATTCCGGCATCGCCATTCCGCAGGATCTCGACGTGTCGCTGCTGGAGGCCGTGCGCGCCAGCGCGGGCGAGTACGACAAGCTCTACGACCGCATGGACAAGGCGATCGCGAAGATCGTGCTGTCCCAGACCATGACCACCGACGACGGCAGCAGCCGCTCGCAGGCGCAGGTGCATTCCGGCGTGCGCGACGAGGTGGTCGAGGCCGACGTCACCCTGCTTTACGACAGCTTCAACGCCTCCGTGGTGCGCTGGCTCGTCGATTGGAATTTCGGCGAGGAGGTGCGCGCGCCGCGCGTGTCCCGCCGCACCGAGGACGAGCCCGATCTGCTCCCCCTCGCCCAGCGCGACAAGCAGATCTCCGACATGGGCTTCAAGTTCGACCGCCAGTACATCGAGGACACCTACGGCGTGAGGGTCGAGGAGAAGGCCGAGCCCGAGCCGGGCCTCGCCGCGCTCCCGCCCGGCGCCCGTCCCCGCCCCGCCCTGGCGGCGCCGTCCTTCGCCGAGCCCGGCGTCGCGCGCACCCAGAACCGGATCGATCAGGCGCAGTTCGTCGAGGTGGCCGCGCAGATGGCGAACGAGCTGCAAGGCGAGCTGGAGCGCCGCGTGCTCGGGCTGGTGCAGATGCTCGAAAAGACGGGCGATCTCGTGCTGTTCCGCGAGCGGCTGACCGACGCCTTCGCCGATGACCCGAGCGAGGCCGTAGTGGAGGCGTTCACGCGCGCGGGCTTCACTGCGCGCATGCTCGGCCGACTCCGCGCGGAATAACCGCCGTGGCCGCCGTGCTGGCCGCCGACTTCCTGCAATCGCAGGCCGGCTTCGCCTTCGACCTCAAGCCCGAGGCCGCGCTGCAATTCTTCAAGCAGAAGGGGCTTGAAACCACCTTCGCGTGGCAGGACATGCTCGGCGAGGCGCACGCCCACGCCTTCACCGTCGCGAAGATGATGGATCTTGACCTCCTCGCCCAGACGCGCGACGCGCTCGACGTGGCGATCAGCGAGGGGCAGACCTTCAAGGCGTTCGCCGACGAGATCACGCCCAAGCTCAAGAAGGCCGGATGGTGGGGCAAGAGCGCGATCGGCATGGTCGACCCGCTGACCGGCGAACTCGCGCCGAACGTCACCAAGGGCACGCCGTGGCGCTTGCAGACGATCTTCCGCACCAACCTGCAAAGCGCCTACGCGGCCGGCCATTGGTCGCGCATCCGCGAGCAGAAGGCGATCATGCCCTACCTCATGTACGACGCCGTGGACGACCACCGCACGCGTCCGCAGCACGCAGCGTGGGACGGCAAGGTGCTGCCGGTGGAATCGCCCTTCTGGCAGACGCACTTCCCGCCGAACGGCTGGAATTGCCGGTGCAGCGTGATCCAGCTCGACAAGGATCAGGTCGAAGATCTGGGCCTCGAAGTGAGCGACCCGCCCGACGACGGCACTTTCGAGTGGGTGAACCCGCGCACCGGCAAGACGTACCAGATCCCCGTCGGCATCGACCCCGGCTTCGACTACAACCCCGGCGTGGCGGTCTACGGCCACCTGCAAGAGATCCTCGCCGAGAAGATCGGCGAGCTGCCGCCCGACGCGGCCGTCGTCGCCGCTGCCGCCGTGGCCGAGCAGCAGGCCACGCTCGCCGCCGACAAGCTGATCAGCGACACGGCCAAGGCCGCGCTACTCGAGATCGACCCCGACGAGGTGGCGAAGGCCGAGGCCGCGCTCGCTGCGGCCGCCGAGGAGGCGCAGGCCAAGGCCACCCTCGCCAAGCTGGCCGAGAACGCGAAGGGCAAGACGGGAGGCGGCAAGGCGAAGGCGATCGAGGGGCTGGATCCGGGCGGCTGGCTGTCGACGGCCTGGAAGCAAGTCGGAACCATCGCGCAGGAGGCGATGGCCGACGGCACCTATACCGCGACCGAGATACTCGACCAGCTCAAGACGATCGCCGCGCAGCTCAAGGACAAGGCCCAGCTACAGACCAAGCTCAGCCAGTACAAGGCCGCGATCCTGAAGGGCAAGAACCCCTCGCCCGCGCAGGCCGCCGCGTTCAACAGCCTGGGCGAGGACGAGCAGAAGGCGTTTCTCGCGAAGATCGCCGCCGAGCAGGAGAAGGCCGCCAAGGCCGCCGCCGCCGAGGCGCTCGCCCAGCAGCAGGCCGCGCCCGCTGCCGGCGCGCCGACCGTGGCCGGCCCGAGCTGGGCGAACATGACGCAGATCGGCCCGCAGAAGGGCTCGAACCCCGGCGGACTGTTTCAGGACACGACCACGGGCGAGAAGTGGTACGTCAAGCTCCCCACCTCCGAGGACATCGCGCGCAACGAGGTACTGGCCGGCGAACTCTACAAGCTGGCCGGCATCGAGGTGCCGGATCTCGTGCTCTTGGAAGGCGCGACCATCGACGGGCGCACGGGCGTCGCCATCGCCTCGAAATTCATCGAGGGCGTGGCAAAGGCGAGCGACTACGCGCGACTCGGCGAGCGCGCGGCTGACGGCTTCGCGACCGACGCATGGCTCGCCAATTGGGACGTGGTCGGCCTGAGCTTCGACAACCTGCTGGAGAAGGCCGGCCGCGCGATCCGCGTGGACGTGGGCGGCTCGCTGCGCTACCGCGCGCAAGGCGATCTCAAGGGCAGCCTGTTTGACGCGGAGGTGCGCGAGCTGGACAGCCTGCGGCGCGCGAAGGACAACGACAAGTCGGCGGCCGTTTTCGGCAAGCTGACCGAGGCGCAGATCGTCGCCAGCGCGGCGCGCGTGCTCGCCGTGACCGACGACCAGATCCGCGCAGCGGTCGCGAAGTACGGCCCGCGCGACGCGGGCGAGGCGACGCGCCTGATCGAGACGCTGATCGCCCGCAAGGCCGCGATCGAGAAGCGCTACGGCGCGGCGGTGCGGGCAGCGGCCAAGCCGGCGGTGGTGGAAGGGGCCGGCGCGCGCATCACGGCCGAGGAGTTCGCGCGCATCGAGGCCGCCCGCCAGAACGGCTACAGCCTGCACACTGACCTCGACAGCATCGAGGATCAGTCGGTGCTGATCTTCCACGAGGCCGACGTTGACGGTAAGCCGCTCACCTCGTCCTTCCTCAAGCTGCGCGGCGCGGGCGCCGAGGCGCTCGACCAGCAGACCCGAGGCGCGGGTGGCGCCGTGTTCGACGCCAACACGATCGTGGCGGACAAGAGCGTCGAGGATCGCTTCATTACGGCGATCAAGGGCATTGCCACCAACGCCACGGTGCGGCAAACCGACGTGGATCGCGTGGTCGCCGCCGCGAAAGCCTACGGCGAGGCCGAGCTGGCGCTGCGCGAGGCCGCGCGCAAGGGGCTCGCCGCGCCCGACGCGGCCGACAAGTTCCTCGAACACTTCGGCCCCTGGATGGACGCGCTACGCGAGGCCGTGAAGGGCGGCGTAGGCGCGGCGCAGGTGTGGGCGCCCCCGATGGCGATCAATCTGCCGCCGTTCCAACTGGCCGCCTTCATCCCTGCCGGCGACGCCAAGCAGGCCGGGATCGCCTGGAAATTCCGCAAGGGCGGCACGGTGCCGCAACGCCAGATCGATCGCGGCTTCGCGCGGCGCAAGACCGAGGCCGTGCAGATCAAGGACGGCGGGATCATCACGTGGCGAAGCGACTACTACGAGGCGCAGATCGACGGCGCGACGGTGCGCTACTGGCGCAGCAGCTCCGACGTGCCCGTCGCGCTACAGGGCCGCGTCGAGATTGACGTGCCCGGCAACGATCCGGCCGCCGCGCAGAAGGTGCTCGATACGATCGATCGCCTGGGCGTCGACTCCGCGCGCCCCTCTCTCGACGATCAAGAGCTGCTCTACCTGCGCCAGATCGCGAACCACGCGCACAAGCAGCGCGAGTTCGAGGCGATCATGGTGAAGCAGGCCGACCGCGCCGCGATGCTGGCCGCCGCGCGCGAGTGGTTCGTGCGCCATGCCGGGGTGAACAAGATCGAAGATCTCGGCGCCGCCTATGACCCCTTCGGCAAGCGGCAGGCGTTCGATCAGTCCTACCCGCATCGCTACCGGCCCGACATTCGCGGCCCCGAGTGGGAGCGGTTCGAGCGCGACTACCGGCTGATCCACGCGATCACCGGGCAGAGCCTCGCCGACGCGATCCGCAACATCATGAACAGCGGCGGGCAAATGGCATCAACCACCGACAAGGCGCGGCGCGGGATCCTGCTGTCGGGCCTGTCGCCGGGCAAGGACATCAGGACAGGTGGCGCGAGCTATTTCTTCACCCGGCTGCGGACCAAGGCCACCGCCGCGCAGGAAGTCGGCGTGATCTGGAAGTCGCGGCTGGTGCTGCGCCTGGACACGGTGAGCATCGATCACGACATTTACGGAGAGGTGGCGAAGTTCGACCGCGAGCGCTTGACCGGCGTGGACGGCTGGCGCGCGGCGTCGAAAGGCCCCGACAACGAGACGATCTTCAAGCACTCGCTCTCGCTGTTCGACGACATGGAGGCGATCCAGACCAGCAACGCGAGCGAGCGCGAGGAGGTGCTCCAGGTGCTTCGCGACCAGAAGATCGAGCGCTGGCCGGATGGCCGCTCGATCGAGGAGGTGGTGCGGGTAAGGGGGAGATAGGATCCCGCAGGCCGCCCTTCGGGGAACTGCTCAAACGCCGCGTGGAGGGCGGCGCGGCTTCCCGAACCCTGCGCTCTACGCGCGCGAGGGCGGCTTTCAAGATGCTGCGGGGCCACCTTCCAAACGCAGAGGAGAGGGAAGCCATGAGGTGAGCCGATTATCCGCTCGACCCCCAAAAATGTAAACCTGCTTACGTTATGAGGTAGAATGCTCCCATGGACTTAATCGAAGCCAGTAAGGCCGGCGAGCATATCGCCGTGTTTGTCGGCGACGGCGGCATACACCGCAACTGCGCCGAGATCTACCGTCACCCCGAGGGCTTCGTGTTCCTTGACGTGGGCTGGCCGGATCCGACCTTCTCGGGCCACCCCGAGCACATCATCCGGGGCGTGCTCGACGCCGAGGATCCTTGGCTGGTGGGCACCTCGATGTTCTTTCGCGTCGAAACGGCCTATTGGACCCTGCCCGACTGGCTGCGCGAGGAGTGGCAGGCGTGGCTGTACCACAAGCAACGCGCGGGCGACCGCGCAACCCGCGCGGCCGGCGCCGCCATGCTCCGCGAGCGCGGCATTCTCATTCAGGAGTAGCGACTATGTGGATCTTCACCTCTCGCGGTTTCGTGTCAGCGGTCCAGCACCGCGACGATCCCGACTGCATCATCGTGCGCGCGCGCACCCGCGCCCACCTCGAAGCCTTTCTCGGGCCGCACCTCGTGCCCGCGAACCGCATCACCGAGGACATGGAGGCCGACTACCGATGGAGGGCGACCGTAACCCGGCGCACCTTCGAGCTGTGCCTGTCCGCCGAGGCGTCGGCGATCGACTACCCGAATTTCAAGGACTCGATCACCGAGCGCGCCTACGTGGACGCCGCGCATGAGGTGTGGTCGGTGATGTGGGGCATGCAGAAGGACGACGTCGAGGCCGAGGCAAAGGACCGGTTCGATGCCCTGATGCGAACCACGCCCGCCAAGCCCGGCCGCCGCCTGCGCATCACCGCTGCTGCTGCTGAGAAGGCCCCGGCACCCGCCAAGGCCAAACGCTAACCCTCCCCGCGTTTATGGGGGCGTACCGTGCGCCCCCATGAACGCCCTGCACATCTTCCGAGCTGGCAAGCACCGCGACTCGCGGGGCCGCGAGATCTCGTTTTCCGCCGAGGATCTCGCCGCCTCCGTTGCGGCCTACGACCCCGCGAAGCACGAGGCGCCGATCGTGGTCGGTCACCCGACCGAGAACGGCCCGGCCTACGGCTGGATCTCCAAGCTCTCGATCGACGACACGGGCAACGTGTTCGCCGATCCCGCGCAGGTGAACCCCGACTTTGCCGAGCTGGTGAAGTCGGGCGCCTACAAGAAGATCTCCGCCTCGTGGTATCTGCCCGAGGCCCCCGAGAACCCGGCGCCCGGTAGCTACTACCTGCGGCACGTGGGCTTCCTGGGCGCGCAGCCGCCCGCCATCAAGGGGCTGAAAGAGATCGCCTTCGCCGACGCCGCCGAGTCGCACGTCGACTTCGGCGCCTGGGAGGACGCGGCGATCGCGCGCGTGTTCCGCGCCATGCGCGAGTGGTGGATCGACAAGTTCTCCCGCGACGAGGCCGACCAGATCATCCCGGCCTATGTCATCGAGGATCTGGAGGCGGCCGCGCGGCGCGAGCAGCAGGCCGAACTCGAAACCCCGCAGCCGGCGGCCATGCCGGTGTTCAGCGAAACCGACGATGAGGATCACAGCATGACCCGCGAAGAAATCGAGGCCCTCCAGGCCAAGGCCGCCGAGGCCGACGCGCTCAAGGCCGCGCAGGCCGCGAAAGAGGCCGAGTTCGCCGAGCGCGATCGCGCCCTGGCCGTCCGCGAGGCCGAGGCCCGCCGCGCCGCGCACGTCGCGACCGTCGAGCAGCTCATCGTCGCCGGCCGCGCCACGCCCGCCATGAAGGATCGCATGGTCGCCTTCCTCGAAGCGCTGCCGGCCGGTGCCGTGGTGTCCTTCACCGAGGGCGACACCACCACCCAGAAGGATCTCGCCGTCGCTTTCCGCGAGCTGATCGAAGCCTACCCGGCGCAGATCAACTTCGGCGAAGCCGCGCCGCGCACCGAGGGCGACGAGGTGAGCTTCGGCGAAAGCGCCGAGCAGACCGCTAAGGCGATCACCGAGTACGTCGAGGCCGAGCGCGGCAAGGGCCGCACCATCGACCACGCGCAGGCGTTCACCGAGCTGAAGGCCAAGCAGAAGGCCGCCGGCTGATCCATCGCCACCACCGATCACTCACGGAGCTACACCGATGAACATCACCAAGAACTACCTCGCCGACGGCGCGATCGATCAGTACCTCATCGTCAAGATGGGCAGCGACGAGGAGCACGTTACCGAGGCCGCCGCCGCCACCGACGTCAGCGTGGGCGTGACCACCATCGTGGGCGCCGATGCCGCCGAGGAGCGTGTCGACGTGGTGCATTTCGGCGTGGCGAAGGTGAAGGCCGGCGGCACCATCAGCGCGGGCGGCTTCGTCACCGCCGACAGCGCCGGCAAGGGCGTCGCCGCCTCGCCCGCCTCGGGCGTGAACAACTACGTGATCGGTCGCGCGCTGCAAGACGCCGTGAACGGTGACATCTTCAACGTGCTGATCATGCCGACCCGCATCCAGGGTTGATCGCTGATCGACGACATCG